TTGATTTCGGTACCTGACAGAGTTTCAAATTCTAGCAGGCCATGTGCCAGTGTGTCAAGTTCTTTTCTATATTCTGTAAGGATTTTCTTTGCAGTCTGATATCCGTCCTCAACCAATCTCTTGATTTCGGAGTCAACAACCTTCTGTGTTTCTTCTGCAATCTTAGGAGCAGAGAATACGTCAGCATTTGGTTCACCGTATGCCATTCTACCAAGAATAGGAGAGAAACCTAACTGTGTGACCATTGCTCTTGCTAGTCTAGTAGCCTGCTGAATATCACCAGAAGCACCAGATGTAATGTTCTTTTCACCAAACACTAGTTCCTCTGCAACACGACCACCCATGGCCATTGCTAGTTGAGCAACCATCTCTTCATATGACTGTGAGATTTGATCACGTTCTGGAAGAGACTGAACCATACCAAGAGCCCGACCACGAGGAATGATTGTTGCCTTGTGAATAGGAACAGACCCAGGCATCTTTAATGATACGAGAGCATGTCCACCTTCATGATAGGCAGTCATCTTCTTTTCAGCATCGGTCATCAATAGTGTTCTATGCTCAGCACCCATTAGGATCTTGTCACGAGCATCTTCAAACTCTTGTGAGGTAACAATACGCTTTGAACGACGAGCGGCCAATAGTGCTGCCTCATTGACAAGATTAGCAAGGTCAGCACCAGAGAAACCAGGTGTTCCTCTTGATACAACCTTTAGATCAACATCAGGACCAATCGGAACTTTGCGGCAGTGAACTTTCAAAATCTTTTCACGACCAATAAAGTCTGGATTAGGAACCTGAATCTGTCTATCAAAACGACCAGGACGAGTTAGTGCTTTGTCTAGAACATCGACACGATTGGTAGCAGCAATAACAATAACACCTTGATTGTCATTGAAACCATCCATCTCAACTAGCATGGCATTCAATGTCTGGTCACGTTCATCGTTACCACTCATACCATTAGCACGGGAACGGCCAACAGCATCGATTTCGTCAATGAAGATAATGCAAGGAGCATTCTTCTTTGCTTGTTCAAACATATCACGGACACGACTTGCACCGACACCCACGAACATTTCAACAAAGTCTGAACCAGAAATGCTAAAGAACGGTACACCTGCTTCACCAGCAACCGCTCTTGCTAGTAATGTCTTACCAGTGCCAGGTGGACCAACGAGCAGAACACCCTTTGGAATCTTACCACCAAGTCTTTCAAACTTTTGCGGATCTTGTAGAAACTCTACAACTTCCTGTAAATCTTCTTTTGCTTGATCTACACCAGCAACATCTTCAAACGTCTTTGTTCCGTTTGCTTCTGTTAGTAGTTTCGCCTTTGACTTACCAAAGGACATTGGACCACCCATACCGGAACCTTGACGGCGGGATAGAAAGATCCAAAGACCAAAGAAGAATACAACTGGCAGTAGATTTAGAAACACATTCATCCAGAAGGACGACTCGTTACTATCTGATCTTACTGTAATGTGAACTTTGTGTTCCTCTAACTTTGGCATTAGATTTGTTAGAGATGCTACATGGGTGACGAATGTTCTATTATCTGTCTGATAATGTCCACTCAGTTCATTACCACTGATAGTAACATCATGAATGTTATTGCGTTCGACTTGCGTCATAAAGTCTGTGTAGGAGATTTCATTCATGGTGTTGCGGCCTCTTGATTCCATCATGAAAGCAAAAAGAATAGCACCAATCAAAAGAAATGCTAACCAAGGTATAAGTTTTTTCATATCATATTCCTATACTGTTTCAACCTGTAAGGCTTCATTGTAAATATCAATCATAAAACTTTTCATTCTGTTGTTATTTATTGGAAGTGTAAGACCGTCAATATACTTTCTAAGTATAGTTACTGTATCTTCTGCTTCATCAATTTCGTCAGCATCCTCATTCTCTAATAGAACTGTAGGATCTTCAATTACTTGAATATCTAGTGGACCCACCTTATAGATGGAATCAAATAGCAAGTCGAAAGCATATGGGTTACTCTTATTCACCACAACGAGTTTTACATATGTGTCTTTATACTTACTGAAATCTGTTCGCTGAATTTTTTCTACTATGTCAGGATTAGCAACGTCATCATACTTTGCAATACGAAACATCTTATAAGGATTCTGTATAAAGTCTAGAACTTTAGATTCAGTATCCAGGACTGAAAATCCTCTAGGGTCCGAGTAATCATGCCAAGTATATTCACCAAAGGCACCAATATAAGTAATATTGCCAATAGTGCTACGGTGGTGATAATGACCAGAGTAGACCGCATCAAAGTTTTCAAATAGTTTTCTGTCAAGTCCATGATCCGATATTTGTCCTTTATGCATTGTGAAACCGTTCAACTCAAGGTGGCCCATGAGTATAGATGCTTTTGGATGTTCGATTGCTTCGATAGCCTCTGCACGGTTAGAGTCCGTGATCCAAGGCATCAATTGAATATCGAGGCCATCGATAGATATAACGCTAGGAGTAGAATGAGTCCTAATACAACGATATCGTCCAGATACAACTTCATCGAGGGCATTGACCTCGTGTGTATCCTTGTAATAAGAGTCATGATTGCCTTGTATAATGTGAGTTTCAATGCCTCTCTCCTCTAATGGTTCAAAGAAGTCCTCACGCAGACGCTTAGCAGACATAAAGTTAATATATCGGCGACGATCATAGATATCACCAAGATGGATAACATGCTTGATATTGTTAGCATCAATATAGTCAAAGAACCACTGCCAACATTTCTTCTGATACAACTGGAACGCCGGATTGTCATTACGAACACCAGCATGTGTATCAGTAGGCATAGCAATCAACGCCATATCTTTTCCTTTATCTCAATTATCACATTCAAAGATACAGTATATACCAAAAAGATGATTTCGTCAATCCTCTCGGGTAGCCACTTTATACGTCTCAAGTTCCGACTCCCGTAGCCATCCTAATTGTATCATTCGTCGCATTATCTTTTCTTTGTCTTGTTTTGTCAGTGGCACCGGTTCGACAACTTTATCACAGAACCATTCTATATTCTGATCTATCTCGGCGACGAAATCATCTATGTCCATTATCTTTGTCCTTTACCATATCTCGGTGGTTTCATTGTCCCCATCTCAATATCATAATCGATAATGGCCTTCTCACATGCTCGTCTAATAGATTCTAGTCGCATACGATAGTTACCACGGACATGCACCCGTTCTTTCTTATCAGATAAGGTAGCAATCAGATTTTGCACCTGAAATGGCACCTCAAACTGTTCCGTCTCTTCCTTCTTCATACTCATTGTCATCTCCTACAAATTTCTCCAATCCTTCCTTGGCAAGTTTTCTCTTTTCTTTTTTGACCTTTTCCCTTGCCTCAAAGTTCTTTATGAACTCGTTTAGATTATCATACATTGTTGCAGAAATCAAGTGATTATCATCACCATCTACCATCAATGATGCATCAGGAGTGTCCAACACAGATTCCTGAAACTTTTTATACATTATATATCTATTCTTTTCTTCTTTGGAAATACGTCTATGGAAAGCATAGTATATGATTTGTGTGAAGTAGGCGAAAGGATTCTGACTAATCTCAGGATTGAAATTGTCGAAGTATAAAAAGCAGTTTTCCAAAGCATCGGATTTCATTTCATCAATAAAAGAATAGTTCATAAAGCGAGGTTTACGAGCAAGACCTTCAGTGATCAACCAGATACATTTACCACAGTATTCGGAAACACGAGGTTTCTCTAATCCGTTTTCGGATGCATACTGTACCCTTTTCTTATACTCCATAATATCTTCTAAAAACTTTTGATTATCTACATAGTGATTTTTCTTTTTAGTCATTGATATACCTCAGTTAAACTTCACATATTATACACTATTAAATTAATTTGTCAAATATGCATTTAGGCCCTTGACACTGTTTTCATACTTTGGTATAATCTCTATAGAAACAAACCACCATTATAACAAATTGCTGCTTACGAGCGAAGCGAGTGTGTTGCGAAGCAACACTACTTAACTGCTACTTAACGAAACCAGGTTCTGTTAACATCGTTAGTTTATCCATTTGCTCTTAAGCACAGGTCCACGATCTGGCCACTTGATAATAGGTTGATCGGAATTCTTTGCTAGATTCTGTAGTAGAGGCATGTATATCTTTCGAATTGCCTCCAGTCTCTTCTTCAAATCAGTAATCTCGTCTGAAACTGGTGATAGAGCTTCGGCTACTATGTCATCCTCGTTGCCGAAGGTGAATCCGAAATCATCTGTCAAATCTTTATCTTCAAATGTTAAGTATGGATTAGTTTCCGTTGCCATTAGTGCATAGTCCTTTTGCTACCTAATTTTTCCATTATTTTCGTGTAAAGTTCAAACTCTTCTTCTTCAGTCATTTCAATTTCTTCTTGAGGTTCAGATTCTGAATTTGAAACTTCACTCTTTTCTGTGTATGTTCTAACACTATCCCAGTAGTATATATTCATCTTCTCAGACACGTCAGTCATGAGTAGAACATCCTCAGCATGTATAGTAAAAATCTGTTCGTCACAAATTTTAGGAAACACCCAAGGCATAAACATAACAGAAAGATATCCTGTTGTCTCTGTTGGCATGTAAACAACTTTAAGAGGATGACAGAGAGTATAAACAATACCATCTTCATCCTCCATCTCTATTGTTTCAGCAATCACATCATCACCATTTTGCAAACGTAGAAACTTTGCAATTGGTTTATCATCATCTGACATAGATCATTCCTTCATTGAGATTTTGTAGATTTTGAACTTGAACTGTTCTTCACTATAGGTCTTAAGTCTTTCAAAGAAATGTTTGAGGGTAAAGTTTTCTCTGGCTTTCCACTTAAAGTCGTCGGCAATGTCATAGAGGGTGGCGGATTTCTTTGTGTCACTAACCCTAAGACCTCTACCGATTGATTGTAAGTTACGAATCTTGGACTTGGAAGGAGATGCAAAGACCACATTATCGAGGGCCACGATGTTAGTACCAGTGCTAAGAACACCAACGGACCCAACAATAATAGCATTGGGCTCTTTTTCGACAATTCTTCGGATCTCTTCTCTTGATTCAACGTCAGTTCCTCCATGAATAAAAAACACCTTTCTATCTTTTGCTCGCTTATTTAGCATGTCGTATAAAATCTGACCGTGAGACTCTACATAGTTAAAGAGTAGTAAGGTATTTCCTTCAAGAGACAGAGCAAGATTGACTATAAATTTATTCCTTGCAGGATTTGCAACAATGTATTTAATTTCATCTTGATAACTTGCAGATTTCATATACTGACATTCTTCCTCACTATACTTTAGCAATAGGCATTTGATTGTCAGGTCTGCTAACTGCTTCTTTGCCATAAGTTCAGCAGACGTAGTGGCCTTATATACTTGACCGAACAATCCCATCAACTGCCATTCATGTGACTTAGCACCAGATAATGTTCCTGTTACACCTAAACGATACTCCGCTTTGGTGCATTTAGATACAATATCAGTTAGTGCCTTTGCTTGTGCTTGATGCACCTCGTCACATATAACATAGTCAAACTTTTGGAAATACTCTTTTGGTAGTCTTTGTAGTGACTGCCATGTAGATATGATGATAGGATGCTGCGAGTCTTTATCCTTACCAGAATATACTCTCCAACAATACTTGAACATATCTTTACCATTCTTCACAGAATAGTCCTGAAAGTCTGAAAACATTTGTTCAACAAGTGCTGAGCGAGGAACGATTAAGAGTCCTCGTTTTCCTTGCTTGAGGAGGTAGTTGCATACAAGATATAGCAGCAAAGACTTGCCAGAGCCAGTGGGAGATAATACAATCCTTCTCCTAGACCGAATAGCATGAACGAATGCATCCAACTGATAGTCTCGGGGATAATGTTTTGGATTAAGTGCATCAACAAATTCTTTTGCCTCTTCTATTGAAAATGATGTATCAAGGTCTTCATCTGCATATTCATAGGTATAACCTCTGTCAGTAATCCATTGTGTGACCTGTGGTGCAAGACCTCGATAGATTACACGAGTTGCAGGATTGAATAGTCGTAGATAACCATCCCAGAGTTTCTGCTTGTAAGAAGGAACAAACTGAAACCCTGGTGGACGAAACGAGAATGCATCTCTAAGTTCCCATGCAATACTTTCATCGCATTGGACTTTAAGATATGTTTCGTCGTGATTATATAAGATCAAATGGTTCATTATTTACCTGAGGAGAGTTGAATATACTTGACGTAGTTTCCAAGGTCCCATGTTCTAGAGTGTAGAGATTTTAGAACATTCTCACAATAAGATACAATCTCTTCATGAGCAACCTTTTTGAGCAACAGTTTATTTAGTTCGGCGTCAGTTTCTAGTTTACGAGCAATCTGTGGATTAGATAGAACATGCTGCATAGGTTCCCAACCACGTTCTTCTAAGTCTTCTTGTGTAAGATGACCAAGATAATAATCTTCACGCAAACCTTTTAGCAGTTTGTAATCTGCTTCCATCTTACGAACAAGATGCCTATGGTAGGACATTACGTTTAGATATTTGCCATGTAGATGGGAAATTTTTAGCAGTTCTTTTTCCATCGATGTAGAATCGATAACGGAATCTTCTGCCCATGACGACATCAATATTTCAATTGTTACTGGTGGTTTCATAATCTATCCTTTCCGAGACACTCATTATAACATAATAAAAAGGAAAAGTCAAAGTCTTTCTATATCAAACCCATCGTAACGGAAAGTGAAATCAGCAGTAGGAATGGAATCAGCATCTACCTTAGTGTCGAAGTTTACCATTCCAATAGACGCAGGATGACAATTGCGAAACTTGATACGAAGATTTGGATTGTTAGCATTTGTATTGACGGTTAGGTAACCATCAAAATATAATGGTTTGTATATTTCTTTCTTTGACTGTCTTGGATATTCTGCAAAACTTGTGGGTCTAGTAAGTGACTTCAACCAATCATATGTCTCTTGCCATACTCTCAAGTCTTCGTCCATCATTGCTGTAATAGTTAGTGGATCGTATCTAAGTTTTTCACCATGTCTGTATGTTGCACTAAAAGGTGTTGGCACCTCAATCTCATTTGTAGAGACTGATGGTATTTGAACAGTCTGACAGAAATACTTTAAGAATGGTTTATCAGGAATGATAAACGTAAACTTTGTTAACTGTAGTATGGAAGTATTTTCTGGCGTATTTGTTGTTAGTGCTTCAATCGTCATGGTGATCCTCCATATCTATTTATTAAACAAAAAAAGGGGTGCCGAAGCACCCCTCTTAGTTGCTGGCTTGCGCCACGCATCTAACTTAGGTTAGATTGCGAACACGGAAGATACGGTAATAGATGTTTGCCTGTGTAGCAACATCACGGGTACCAACAACACCGTCACCTGCTGTAGTTGCGAATGGATTTGCAACCATGCCGTAACGAGTCTTGAATCCAATCTTTGGCTGGAAGGTATCCTGACCGATTGCACGAACCATCTGTAGTGGAACGTATGGGCAGTAGAATAGACCAGCGTCGAATGGAGATGCACCACGATAACCAACTGTAACTAGTTCGTCACCGCTTGCTGAACCACCGAAGTAAGGATCGATGTAAACCTTGATACGACCATGTAGCATACCAACGAAGGTGTTGCCTGTGTCGTCAACAGTTAGATCAGCAGATAGTTGTGGGGTGTAAGATAGAACACCAGCCATTGCCATAGCAGAAGCAACGTCAGAAGAAACGATTAGGACGTTACCCTTACCACGACGGGTTGCCTTGGCGATAGCGTTACACTCACGCTCGATGTGGAAAATTAGACCCTTGAACTTCTCAACTGACCAACGACCATTGGAGTCGGTGTCAAGATCGAATGTACCAGCAGTTGTAACACCATACTGAGCGCCAAGTGTAGCAGAACGATAGATTGTTCTGATAACTTCACGGTTGATTTCAGCAAGAATCTCTGTGGAGAGAATGTTTGCTAGTTCTGTCTCAGCGTCAAGACCGTGGATTGCCTTAAGGTCCTGTGCTAGTTCAGTGGTGTATTCTGCCTTTAGGGCACGAGACTTGGCAGTAACAGTAACCTTGTCAATGTTGAATGCCATTTCGTTGAACATGTTGGTTGAAGCGTCACCAAGTGCTTCTGCCTCAGCAGTTGACATACCTGTACCTGTTGGGAATGAATTACCAGCAAGTGTAGTATCAGAAAATGGATTGTTGTTGCCAGCAGGATGAATGCCGCTACCTAGACCGAATGCATTGTTCTCACCAGACCATGCTGTGTTTGCTTCGTTGAAGAATGCTTCGTTTGAACCAGCAACACCAGCATTTGTACCACTCATTGTGCGATAACGTGAACGCATAGCGAAGATAAGGCCTGTTGGACCTGTCATTGGCTGAACGCCGCAGACATCGTATGCGATTAGGTTAGGAAGCGCACGACGAACTAGAGAGATAAGAATTGGGTCGTATGATGCGACGTTTGTTCCTGTTCCTAGACCACCACCAGAGTTAGTTGGTGCTGCTTCGTTTAGCTGGCGAGAATCCTCGGCCATTGCCTTTTCCTGATTCTCAAGAACAACGGCAGTAACTGCACGGCGATAAGAATCCTTAATTGGATTGAGACCAGCGTGGTCGAGAACTGGGGACCACTTCTGCTCTAGATTTTCTGTAAGATACATTTTAGTTTCCTTCTTTCTGTTTAACTAAAGTTAGTTTTAAATTACTTTGGAAGACTTCTACCAAGTGCCTGGACGTAAAGACTCATTGGACCTTCGAGTGCTGATTCTGAAATCATCTTTGGATCCTGTGATTCTGCACGGTCAAGAACTTCGTCTGTCTTGACAGCATTTGAGAAGTAATTCTCCCTTAGTGTTGAAATCTTTTCAATGAACTCATCTTCATCTGTGAAAGTAACGTTCTCTGCAAGAGACTTTAGTTTCTCTGCCTGAGTTGCTGTTAGACCTTCACAAACCTGGGACACTAGTTCATACTTAACTGACTCATTAAGTGCTGCTGTTAGTTGAACATTGCGCTCAATCTCTTCATTAAGTTTTTCTTCTAGTTCCTCAACTGTTGAAGATAGTTCCTCAACGACATTTACTGAATCTTCTGGAACATCGATATAATGTTCTGCGAATAGGGCACGAAGACCTGAAATGAAATCTTCTGTTAGTTCGCTGCGTAGAGCAGACTCGATTGCAACTTCGTTTTCCTCAACCCACTGCTCAACAACGTAGTTTAGATAGTTGTCAACGTCTGTGGATAGTTGTTCAACGATTTCTGCAACTCTCTCTTCTAGAGTCTCGGCATATGCCTGTTCTAGTAGAGCAACCTCTTCTTCTAGTTTTGACTTAACTGCTGCTTCGAAGATTGTGGTAGCCTTAGCATGGAAATCTTCTGATAGGTTCTCACCTGCTAGAAGAGCATCGACATGCTCGGACATATCAACTTCGTAGTTCTCTAGTTCCTCAGCAATTTCTTCTGACTCTTCTGAAACGAACTCAAAGTTATCATCAATGGCTTCCATGATTTCTTCTTCTGAAAGACCGGCTTCAATAGCCTCTTCGATGAAGGACTCCAGCTCTTCGGAAAGTTCAACGTCCTCGTCGCACTTTTCCATCTTGCCTTCATGCTTCTCTTCTTTTTCGTCTTCCTCTTCTTCTTTCTTTTCATACATCTTGCGGGCCTCTTTAATGGCCTTTAGACGCTCGGCTAGAGTTGGTGTAGCGTTTTCTTCTACTACATCACCTTCGACCTCATCATCCTCTTCAAGATGCTTTGCTGGTTCTGCATGTGATCCAGAACCCTTTACAGATGTGTCTCTCTTGTTACCACCAGCAGCCTTGGCTCCTAGATTATCTTTTGCTGTAGATGTTGGTGTTGCACCACCTAGATCCTCTGGACCTGGAAATGCTTCTGGCCCGGGTGCACCCTTGCCAGTCTGTGCCTGTCTCTGGTCAACTGACTTAGCACCAGGACGTAGTGTTTTTGCATTACCTGTGGATGCTGTAGAAGGATCAACAGGATCTGGATTAGATACAGATCCGCCACCAACTGATGGATATGGATTTGATCCATAACCTTCGTCTAGTGTTCTTCCTTCTAGAACAGCCTTGGCTGCTTCTGTTAGAGATTTAGACATATTAGAAATACTCCTTTTCCTTATTTAGTAATTTCAAAGTTTTGAAATATAGTTTTCAAAAATCTTCAAGGCAACGTCTTCAATATCATGTCGAGATGCTTCACGAATTAGTTTCTTTGCTCTTTCGTTATGCATCTCTTTCCATTTACCATTTTCAAATATCCACTCTTTACCTTCCATGATGCCTTGCACAAAAGCGTCTGGCGCACTTGGATCTGCTACAATGTCTGCCGCTGTAGCCAACTTAAAGTCGTCTTGTACCTGCTGGTAACCATTATGTGGACGAAGAGACCCTACGCCTCTTGTAGACACACCAAGACTTGCACCGCCGTCTAGTAGACTCTTAACTATCTTTCCGTTAGGAGTATCTAATATCTTTGCTTTACCAATAAAGTTTGTTCTATCAGGATATAACTTAGTAATCATATGTGAAACACGATCTAGGTTAATTTGAGGATTCTCTGGATGACCTAGTTCACCAAATGCTCTGTTCTTTTGAACGTATTCACGGTTGTATCTGTCTGCTTCTTTAGAAAGCACGTTCATTGGATAGACACGACCGTTTCTGTTCTGCTTTTCGGCCTGCATAAAAATACCTTCAATAAAGTAATTTTTAGTGCCGTCTTTAGCAGTTTCTACAAGATACTGAACGTTTTGAATTTCTTCTCTAATAAGTTTCATATTAGTATTTATCCTCCGGGATGTGATAAGATATCTCTAACAAGAGCAATACCTTTACCCTTTAGTGTCGTTGGTTCTTTTTTGCCCATCCAAACGTCATGACCACCTTTGATGGACTTGATTGGACTTGACTGTGTTCCATACTTAGCAATTCTGCCAATATTTTTTCCAATATTTTTTCCACGAACTAAATTTCCTATGGCTTGTTTTGCAATAGTATCGACACGACCTTGTTGTGCCATACGTCGTTTCTTATCTTCAATTCTTTTGAGATAAGGGCCTATTTTTGATTTCTGTTTTTTATCTGACCATGCTGATGATCTGATGGATGACATGTCTCTAGGAGTCTTTTCTTCCGGTTCAGACGGTCTTTCACCTGCTATCGCTTTCGCCGCGGCGGCCGCCTGTTTACCTAATCTTTCACCTGCTCCTGCTGCGGCAGACTCAATATCTTTCTCAGATTTTCCCATATATCTATACTGTTCTTTCATATCTTTTTTTTTACTTTTTGGTTTTTCTTCTTTTTTTGCTTTAGCAGAAGTTTCCAAATCTTTTAACTTTTGCATTGCTTCATAATAATCGGCGGCTTTAAAAAATCCTGCATCTTTTCTTTTTTGCAAATCTTCTTTAGACATACCGCCAAAAACTTCAGCCTGAATCATTCGTTTCATCTCATAGAGTTTCTTTTCTATAATCTGATTCAAACGAGATTCAAAAATTTTATGTGCTTCTACGTTATTGCCTGTTAAAATGTTTTCGACTAGTTCTCTCATGAGGTATATGCCCTTGAGTTAAATGCTGCTGGATCTCTGGTCTGACCTTGATCATAGTCACGACCATCTTTCTTTAGATCAATAAACAATGTCCAGGTATCTGTTGCTCCTGCTGTGCTAGAAAACACAATATCACCTGTGCAATTTGCTTGATCAGGAATCTCGATTGTGCCTGGTGTGCTACCAGAATCAAAGTTATAATCGAACCAACCACTACCAAATGTCACGATAGAACTATTGGAGTTACCGCCCCATTTCAATGTAACTGATCCTGTCGATAGTTGACCCTGACCCCAAATTCTTTTGATAGCAACTCTGTTTAGACGTTTTGGATTCAGTGTGCTGACAGATCCAGTTGCATTAATAGCATATGCAAGAGAAGATGCTACAACTAGTGAAGCATTTGAATCGGTGCCTCCAGAACCAACAATCTTAATAACAGAATGTCTGTTGGTATCTACTAAAGTTTGTTTATTTAATGTTGTTGCCATTGTTATTTCCTAATTGAGAAATTTAATAACTTCTTGAAGGACTCAAGGTCTTCATTTAACATACCTTCAACAATCTTTTTGTTCTTGGTATTTACCGAGTCATAAACTTCAAGTATTCTTTTTGCCATACCCATATTTATGTTAACTTGTCTTCCATTAATTTCTAATGTCTTTAACTCTATACCTTCGTTGATCATGTCACGGAGATCGGACATTTTGTTTTCACGCAATCCACCGCTTAGTGTGTTTCTTGCTTGTGCAATATCTGCCGATCTAATCTGAGATTTTCTGGTTTCTAGTGCCTTGTTTGAACCAATATCCCAAGATGATTTTCTAACAACATCCGACTGTGGTCTAATTTCAGATTTCATGACAGAACTTTTTATTTGATCGGATGCTGATGGTTGTTTTTCCTTTTCATCACCAGATATTGCACTTTTAAGAGCATTCTTGGCAACTTGTTTACCAAGGGCCTTAACACCACGTTTTAGGTAACCTCCTGCGACTTTACGAATGCCGAGTTTACCAACCTGTCTTGCAGCAGTTCGAGCGCCTGCCATTGCTAATCCTCTAGCAGCAGCACCTGTTACTGCTGCTCCACCTGCTTCTATTGCACCAGCGATAGCCGGGGCAAATTGTAGAAATTCATCCAGTTGTTCTTCATCTAGAATTACAGACTCACTTAGATTTAGATTACCTTCTGGTCCAAAAGGAATAGAAAGATACTTATTGACCATACTAGAATAGTATAGAGCAACAACTTGTCTATCAGGAAATATTCTATATTGCAATCTACGAAATACCAACATAACTGGCATTTGCTTTGCTGACGGCACTTTAATTGATTTACTTGAATCACGACCTTCAAGCATAAGTTCATCAGGAGCAGAATCAAATCTGTCCAAAAATTTAGCATCATATTCTTCACGAATTTGCTTTAGGGTCTTCATTCTTTATTACCTCTTACTGTGCAAAATAGTTAGATGCGATTTCTTTTTTCTTTTCTTCAAGTTTTTCAATTGCTTTTTCTTGAATAGCAGTAAGAAGATTTTCTTTCATATCAACTAGATTGTTGCTAAGGATGTTATCAATTGCTTCATTGATAATGTCTTTGGTATCCATTTTGGTTTCCTCTTTAATACTTGTTTGCTTTAGTTGTGATTCGGGTTTATACTTTTCACCTGAAACGTTTGTCTGATATGTTTTATTATCATAAGAAAACTTACCTTCACCACCACCAGCTTCACCACGAGCAGCCTGAAATGCTTGACCACGACTAAAATAATCTGGTCTTTTTGGTGGTGTAGGAGCATCTGTCTTAGGTGCTGCTGCTTTTGGTGTATCATACTTCTGAGGTGTTAGTGCTTGCTTTTCGTAATCAGAAACAGAACGACCTTGTGCTTTATATGGATTATAACTCTTTAAGGTTTCTTGTCTCTTCTTTTCATTTTCACCCGCATTAGCAGCGGTAGGAGACATTACAGCGGCCGCAGCAGTAGCAGCTGGTCCACCAGCAATTCTTAGTGCAGCACCAGCAACTCTTGATGCCATAGGTGCTGCTTTGGATACTACAGCAGCGGCTTCACGTCCAGCAGAAGTCATACCTTTTACAACTGAACTGGTTTGCTTTGATGCTGCCATCTTTCCACCAACATTTGTGCCACCTTGTGAGAATGACATTGAAGTCTTTGTTGGTGATGCTGACATAGAACCACGCTGACCAGAAGGCATAGAATAAGTTGGCGCTCTTGGTGGTGCGGCTCTTTGAACTTGAACCTGACCAGTCATTGAACCACCTTGTCCAGATAATCTACCGGATGCTCTACCAGATACAGATGTTGGTTTAGAAACCTGTCTCTGAATTCCAGCACGTTGCGAACCATGAATAGCAGGTGGCTGAATTTGCGGTGGCATTGCCATTACTGCTTCTTTTACTTCTTTTTCTATTTTACCTTTACCTTTATCTTTTTTACCAGATTCAACAAACTTTTTATTGATTGCACGGGTTAGCACCTTGCTTGGTACTTCACCACGAAAGAAACGAGCATTAGAAACCTTGCCGACTAGTTCGGCAGAAATTTCGTGAATCTGTGTTTCTTCTTCACAGTTCCATCTGCGTAGTGCTTTATTGATACGTGAATCCGGATCTCTTGCAGTCTTAGCAGATGTTAATCTCTTTTTCATACCAGACATACGAGAACAGAATGATTTACGACGTGCAGCACGTTTTCCCGATGGATTCTTTTCTGTTACGGCTGTCTGTAGTTTGGAACCTGGATTCTCACGACGATATGCATTAACAGCGGCTTGAGATAGTCCATCTGTTTTATCTTTACGATTTACAGATTGCCAATCTTCACTAATCTGTGTTTCTTCCCATGCTCTACAAGACCAATATCTTGCTTTTGTCTTAGGACCTGGATTGTCGCAATTATGTCTTGCTCTAAAACTCTTACGACGAGCAGGATTAGACTTTTTAATTGTCATGTTAGGATCGCCGAAGTTTACTTTTTGCGCCTTACCATCACCATCAGGATCAACGAATACTTTTGATTTCTTAACATCACCCTTCATTGGTTTGTTAAGAGGAACCTTTTTTCCCTGAAATGTGGCTTCTTCCATTTTCTTCCCTATCTTCGATCTTAGATGTTCTCTTGCTTTATCATAACCTTTGACAGTGTAGTTTAGACCCATAGCACCATAACCAACAGGACCTGGTAATGTAGAAACTGCAGCCAACATACCTCTCTTAGGATCAGCACCTTTACGTCCTTCAGCAGCATCGCCAGCAACTTGACCTAATGTTGCTATATTTGCTAGTGTCATGCCAACCTTAGCGGCCTTTTTGACTTTTGGTGAGACTTTAGGCATTTTAATTTCATCAATTTTAGTAGAACCTTTTGCTATGGTTCTCGGTGCACCAGTTAGATCACCAACTACAGGAATCTCTCTTTCTGGTACAGTTGAGATGCCTTCTTTCATAGAAATCTTTGTCTTTTCCATTTTACGAAGTTTCTTATAGTAATCGGGTCTTTCAGATATATGATCTCTGGCAATCTCTTTAGCATTTTTCATACTCTTGTCATGTTCGTGTTCAATCTTAGCACCATCATCAATAAGACTATTAACTTTGTTAATGTCTAATTTCCATTTCTTTGCAATGTCTGATGCTGTTAATGTTTTAACACTCTTAAGTGACAATGATCTGATCCTTATTTATACTGGCAATAGTTTGCCGTTTTCATTAATATGTGTAACAACATTACCATCATCTGCATACTTGCCGCCGCCAACATATGTCAGACGCAAATCTCTTGCTTGTTCTGCTACTGTCTTTTTCTTTGCAGGAGCGGATGATTTCTTTGATTGAATCTGTGCAAGTTTGATCTTTTTATCCATCATCTTGGACTCATGATCTTGTCCTGTTTTTTCAGATTTACTTGGTCCAGAATCTGGTCCAGTAATCTTTTCAACTTCTTTATTCACTTCGGCCTGAGCAATCTGTGATTGTGCATTAAATGCAATTTGATTTTGCATATCTTGTTGCTGTTGTGCTTGTTGATCAATGGCCATCTGCTGTTGCTGTTGTGCTTGCTGCTGTGCCATGATAGCATTATCTTGCTCCATTTGAGCATTCATTTCTTCAATGTCTTCGTCAGATTGCTGCAATAGATTTTTACGAACCCAAAGAGCAGAGTAATACTTACCAACAAAAGGATCAATCTTTTGTAGTGTATCAAGTCTAAGATTTAGTAGTTCTGCCTCTTTGATTTCGTCAAAGTTATTGTCTTTCTTGAAATCATACCAAATGTCTTCTTTGATTTCTTTCCATTCTTCTTCGGTACATATATTTTTAAGAACTAACTGAACACGAAGAAGATCGTCAAATAGTGTGGAAAACTTGTTACGAAGTCTCATAACAAACTTCATAAACTTAAGTTCATCTCTTGTGATTTCTGTGGTACGACCTAATGAGAAACCTTGATTTTGTTCTAGACGAGAAATTGGAACACCAAGGGCCTTGTATAGTTTTGTTTGGAAATATTTAACATCTTCCAGTTCACCAAGATTTCTTGCACCTTCTAGTGTGCTAATCTCGGTACCTTTAGAACCTTCACGACGAGGTAACCAAAAGTCTTCTAGCATTGATAGATGCTTGCGGTCGTCTTTGATTTCACCTGTAGATGAGTCATAAACCAACTTGTTACGATACTTGACCATGATATCACGGACATATTGTTCTGCTTTGACTGTTGGCATATTACCAACGTCAATATAGAAAACTCTACGCTCGGGAGCACGACTTAGACGATAGATAACAGTTGCGTCCTCGACCATGCGTAGATTGTTAAACGGTTTAATTGCTTTGTGTAGATAAGAAAGCACCATAGTCTGCTTTGGATCCATAAGACCAGAATTGACGTTGACAATAGAATCAACAGCGATCTTGGAACCTAGATTAGTACCTGCACCAATCATACCTTTTTCATTATAAAGATAATATTCAATTTGCTTTTTGATTAGTTCGATGCCTGTAGCAGGATCACGCATCTTTTGGATTTCACGAATTTTACGAATGCGTCTTGGATCGATGTAACGTATTTCTTGAATACCAAACTCGGGTGTTGCTTCGTCTATGACAAGATGATAAAACAATCTACCATCGATATACCAACGACGAAAGATTTCATGTCCCATGTTACCAAAGTTAAGCATCTTTAAAATATGATTAAATTCATCCTCAATAAGTTTTTTAACTCTTGAAGGAACTTTAACATCATCCATGTTAATCTGAACAATTTCGCCACCGTCTTCGTGAACGATTGCTTCATTGACAATTTCATCTAATGCTGTTTCAGTTTCAGGTTGTATAGCAAGTTCTCTATACTTTGTAATAAGTTGAGTTTCATTTCTAAACGTACCGTCTAGATCAACATATGTTCCATAGTAACC